TCATTGTTCCGTATCGTTATCCGTCTTTTTCCGCTTCTTTTTGAACATGTCGCCCTTGCCGAACAGAAGCCAGTCGGGAGATACCCCGAACTTCTGTATCATCGGCATGATCCAATAGATTTCAAAGAAGCCTTTGAACAGGTCTTTCCGCTGGACGTACAGATGCCGCTTGTTTATCCCGAACTCGTTGCAGTATGTCTGCACGCCACGTATCATCTTGGCTTCGACAATCGCATCGAGAGCCTGAAAGAAGCGTTCCATTACCGCCACCGTTTCCGGTCTGTATGCCCTCTTCCTGCTCATATCCCCAACAAGTCGCTTTTAAGCCACATTACGTCCCCGTACAGGGCTTCCAACTCATCGCATGGTAAATTACCCACCTTGCACCTGTCAAGCTCAAGTGATAGCCTCTTTTGGGCTTCCGTGAGCCTTTCCGCATCCACTTCCCCGGTAGCGATGTAATCCGAGAAAGACTGCTTCAAAAGGTCTATGACGTATCTGCTATAATTCTCCATATCTCACTTGTCTTTTCTGAAACCCTCTATGATGTCGAGCAGCCGATTTATCTGCTCGTCTTTCTTCTCCAGCAGGCTGATGAACTTCTCGGATATTACCGTGATTTGGTTCTCGTTCCCGGACACAGCAATTCCGTTGTCCGTAGCAACAGTTTTGGTGGTCTCTGGGTAGAACCAAGAAACACTTTTATTTATCGCACGGGCAATATCCTCGATAAGGCCGCTCCTGACATCGTTGGCTTTCAATGCCGAGTGCAGCCGCTGGTCGCTGTCGTAACCGAGCAAACGGGCTAATTCCGAGAATACTATGCCCTCCTGCTTGAGTTTTTCTTTTACTTCTTCGCCGCTCATATTCAATTCGTTACATAATGGCACACAAATTTCTTTGCAGAAAACAATGATTTTATTTGCCTATACCAATAAAACTGTTTACCTTTGTGTCACGATAGGAAAAGTTATCGCAACAATAGGTTTAATCTTGCGTGCAAATATAGTCATAGCGTACTTATTAGGCAAGCAAAAAAGCAAATAAATAGCATAATGGCAGCAAAAAAGACATTCAGAGAACTGTATGATGAGGAGCTTCGGAAGCCTACTGCCGCACAGCAGTTTATCAGAGACGTATCCGAACTCACTCACAGGAGCGAGGTTACAGTTCGGTTTTGGCTGTCAGGCCGACAAGTGCCTGACGAACTCGCACAGACAATCATCGCAAAGAAGTACAACGTGGACGTGAAGCACCTGTTTCCGGCAAAAGAGGAGGTACAGCTATGAGAAAAGAGATTATTAACTGGCGAATATGGGTGTTAGGCATCCTGTCTATGATTTCACTAATCTGCATCGTGTCCGAGCCAGCGGAAAACGAAGCATGGTGGAGCGCATTCATCATATCAAAAGGCATCGGCTTCGCCACCGCCTATTTGGTCTACAGGCTCGCTTCATACTGGGAGAAAAGAAACCTTATACCCGAACTTGACGAAGATGAGGAGGTGTGACTATGCAGGAACAGTTGGACAGAATAGAAAAGCTCGTGCGTCTCAACTCGAAAGAGGTTCTTGACGTGGAGGAAGTGGCATTGATGCTCAACGTGAGCAAGAGCCGTATCTACCACCTTGTAAGCAGCCGGAACATACCACACTACAAGCAGGGCAAGAAGGTGTACTTCAAGAAGTCGGAGATAGAGGAATGGCAGCTTCAGGACCGCATACCTACCAATGCGGAGATAGACAGCAAGGCATCGACATATTTAGTTACTAAAAACAAATAATTCAACGCATTATGAGTAAACGGATAGTCATTACCAGAATGGATTTCCTGAACTTTAAGGGTATCAGGGATTTGACGGTCGATTTCGACAGCGACCTGACAAGCATCAGTGCAGACAACGGATTGGGCAAGACCTCAATCTTTGACGGCTTCACATGGGTACTGTTCGGAAAGGACAGCAAGGACAGAAAGAATTTCGGTATCAAGACCTATGATGAGACCGGGAAAGCGATACCGAAGATACCGCACGAGGTAACCGTGACATTGCTCGTGAACGGCGAGGAGGTGACCCTGTGCCGCAGGTACAACGAGAAGTGGACGAAGAAAAGAGGCTCTGCCGAAGAAGTCTTTGACGGTCACGAGGAGGAACGTCTGTACAACGGTGTTCCCTGTTCAGTCAAGGAGTACAACGACAAGATAGCCGCAATATGCACGGAAGAGGTCTTCAAGTTCATAACCAACCCCCTGTATTTCACGAAACAGAAAGCGGACGTGCAGAGACAGATGCTCATTCAGATGGCCGGAGGTGTTTCCGATATGGAAATAGCACAGGGTAATGCTGACTTCGAGAACCTTCTGTCAAAGCTGACGGGAAAGAACCTTGAGGAGTACAAGCGTGAAATACAGGCGAAGAAACGCCGGATCAAGAACGAGCTTGACATGATACCGTCACGCATTGACGAGCGCAAACGAGACATGCCGGAAGCGGAGGACTGGGACGCTATCGAGAGCGAACTCGCAAGCAAGAACGCACAGCTGGCCAACATTGAACAACAGTTGCTGGACGCATCCAAAGCTGCAAAGGAAGCAAACAAGAGACGTGCCGAACTCATAAGGAAACAAGGAGATATTTACGCCGCAAAATCCGAACTGAAATTCAAAATCAAGGAAGAACTGCTTGCTGATTATCGCAGACAGCAGAGCGCACGCAACGAACTCATCTCAAAAATAAACGGCGAGGAACGTGCGATAGCCGCACTCCAATCGGAAATACAGGAATATGACAGGCAGCTTGCAGCCCTTGCAGAGACACGAAACAGTCTGCTTGCCGAATGGAAGTCCATAAATGCAGAACAACTCACGTTCAACGAGGATGAGTTTATCTGCCCTACCTGCAAGCGCAGGTTCGAGGTGGATGAGATAGAGAGCCGCCAGCAGGAGCTTTCGGAAACATTCAGCCGGAACAAGGCTAAACGCTTGGAACTGAACAAGCAGAAGGGGCTTGAAGTAAAGGCTAAACGTGAAGCCATAGAGAAAGCAAAGGCGCAGGCTGAAGTGAACATCGCATCAAAACGGGCGTGGATTGACGCACAGAAATCCTCATCGCTTTACCTGAACGAGCTTGTAGAACCTGAAACGGAGTCGGTAATAGCCGCCGACAAGCGTTACATCGATCTGTGCAATCAGGAAACGGAACTCAAAAACCAAATTGAGAACGAGACAGCCACAGACACAGGAAGCGACACATCGGAACTTGTCGAGGACAAGGGCACGTTACAGTCAGCCATTGACGAACTGAAAAAGATGCTTTCCAAAAAGGACATCATCAAGCGCAACAACGAGCGTATCGCAGAACTCGAAACCATGATGCGCAAGCAGTCGCAGGAGGTTGCGGAGCTGGAGGGCATAGAGTTCACTATCGCATCGTTCTCAAAAGCCCGTATCGAAGCCGTAGAGCGCAAAATCAACGGCATGTTCCATATTGTCAAGTTCAAGATGTTCGACACGCAGATAAACGGCGGAGAGGTCGAGACCTGTGAAGCAACCGTGAACGGAGTGCCTTTCTCTGACCTGAACGATGCAGGACGTATCAACGCCGGACTTGACATCATCAACGCAATATGCGGCTCAAACGGAGTGTATGCCCCGATATTCATCGACAATGCGGAAAGCGTGAACGAGCTGCTACCTACACAGTCACAGAAAATACGGCTCGTAGTATCCACCGACAAGGAACTTGTAATCGAATAGCGGTATGGAAAGGTACAACTGGGAAACACGCTTCGAGACAGCGGATAGCTTGATGATCCACACCATGCCCGGCGGTCGGGTTGAAGTAATCGCAAACCTCAAAACGGGTGTTGTGGAAGTAAAGCAGGACGGAAATGTGGTAGAGACACACGAGGGCTTCTACCTGTCCGAATACACGGAATTTTTGCAGGGCGTAGCCGACAAGGCGGCGAAACTCTGCGCAGTCAATAACAAATAAATTCAACGCAACATGAACAATCAAAATCAAGCCCCTGCACAGCAGGGCAACGGTCAGACGACCGCAGTAACGGAACGCAGAGTGAACCCGAAAGTGGAACTGCTTAAAAGCGTTCTTCATGCTCCGTCAATTCAGGAGCAGTTCGCAAACGTCCTGAAAGACCATAAGGACGCATTCGTGACCTCAATCATCGACCTTTACAACAGCGACAGCCAGCTGCAAGCCTGCAACCCCAATCAGGTTGTTGCAGAGGCTCTGAAAGCAGCCACGATGAACCTGCCGATAAACAGGGCTTTGGGCTTTGCCTATATCGTGGTATTCAACAACAGCGTGAAGCAACCTGACGGGACTTGGGTAAAAGTGCCTACACCGACATTCGTACCCGGTTACAAAGGCTATATCCAACTCGCAATGCGCACGGGGCAGTACCGCACAATCAACGCCGATTTGGTCTATGAGGGAGAGGTGCGCAAGGTAAACAAACTGACCGGAGAAATCGCCTTTGACGGCGAAAGGACATCGGACAAGGTTGCAGGATATTTCTGCTACTTCGAGCTGCTGAACGGCTTTGCAAAGACGCTCTACATGACCGTTCACGACATGGCATCATACGCCAAACGCTACTCCCCGTCCGTGAAGAAAGAGACTACCATAGACCAGCTGGAGAAACTGGCCAACACATCGGTAGTGAGCAAGAAAGTCGGCTGGGAGGGCAACTTCAACGACATGGCATTGAAGACCGTAATCAGGCGGCTGCTCTCAAAGTACGGTTACCTGTCAATCGAGATGCAGGGTGCTATGGCTGCTGACGATGACACGATGAACAACCGGGACATGGCGCTTGACGGTGCGAATGCGCAGGTAATCAACATCGACACCACGTTCGAGCCTGTAAATACTGCTACGGCGCAGTCACCTGCACCAGCTACGGCTGCGAGTGAAGAACCTGCAGATGGTCCGGGATATTAATCAATCATGGAGGGTTGAGCTATGAGACTGAATGTTCTTGGGAGTGACAGCAACGGCAACTGCTACGTATTGCAGAACGATAAGGAGGCTTTAATCATCGAGGCAGGGGTACGCTTCTCCGAAGTGAAGAAAGCCCTGAAATGGCAGCTTTCAAAGGTTGTCGGGGCTGTCATTACCCATGAGCACAACGACCATGCGAAATATGTCAGGGATTTTGTCTCAAACGGCATCACGGTACTCGCTCTCCCATCCGTGTTCAAGGCTAAAGGCATCGACTCGCTGTCATTCAGAAAAGAGATTGAACCCATGCACGGCTACATTGTGGGAGGCTTCAAGGTCTTTGCAATGCCAGTATGCCACGATGTTCCGTGCGTGGGCTTCATCATAGAACATGAGGACATGGGACGTATGCTTTTCGTGACGGACACGATGATGCTCGAATACAGAGTGCCGGGACTGAACCACATCCTGCTGGAAGCCAACTATGCGGAGGACATCTTGGATACGAAGATAGAGGCCGGATCTGTGCCGCTGTCAATGAAACCGAGATTGATACACTCGCACATGGAGATTGAGACGACCAAAGGGATATTGAGGGCAAATGACCTGTCGGGAGTGAACGAGATAGTCCTTATACACCTCTCTAACGGCAATAGCGATGAGAGACGGTTTGTCCGTGAGGTGCAGGAGACATCGGGGAAACCCGTATATGCGGCGGTTGCCGGGCTGGAGCTTAACCTTTCAATAAATCCATATTGACATGCTACACGGTTTTGAGAACGAGACACGTCCGTTGAACGGTTACGAGAAAAACACCCTGTTGCCGATAATCGTAAGAGGGCTGTCGAACAGGACAGGTGCGGCGAACGCTGTAAGCAACGTCCACATCTGCATATCGCTCCGCAACAATGGTTACAAGGTTACGGAGGTACGGATTAGGAAAATTATCAACCACATACGCATACATGGCTTGGTAACATGCCTTATCGCTTCGGGAAAAGGCTATTACAGGGCTGAAAACCGTCAGGAGGTTGTGGACTACATCGAAAGCCTGAAAGGGCGTGAGAACGCAATCAAGGCCGTGCGTATGGCATTGGAAAAACAGATTGGTCAGGAAGTATGATTTTACAGGTAATCAAGAAAGGCGGACGGTTTGACCTGCGTAGGGTTTACGAGGCTTTCAGGGGATGCGCTGACGGTATCTATATGCTGACCGTGAAACGTGTCCGGGGAAACCGGAGCAACGACCAGAACGCATGGCTTTGGGGGTGTGTCTATCCTATCATGCTCGATGCACTGATAGATGCCGGATGGGACGACTTTACCAACATAGAGCAGGTGCATGAGTTCTGCAAATCGAAATTCACAAAGGAGAGTTCCGTGAACAAACAGACGGGCGAGGTTGTGGAGTTTCCCCACTCTACCGCCACGATGGACACGGTGACATTCTCGGCCTATGTGGAGAACGTTAGGGATTTCGCCCGTGAGTTCCTGAATACCGAAATACCTGACCCCGATAAAGAATGGAGAAAGAAACAATCAAACAGAAAGAATTATGGACAACATCAAAATTTCAGTAACGATGAGTGAAGTAAAAATTTCAAAAGAGAACCTTATCAAGAGCTACAACGAAGCGGATAAGGCAACGAAAAAGACGCTTGAAGCCATATTCGGAAAGGATATGTTCCAGCCGAAAGACATCATGGCCCGTGTAAGGACATTCAATGACGCTTGCCGTGAGCTTGGAGACGAACATCCGTTCGTAAAAGAATGGCATTTAGGAGAAAACCTGTCCCCGAACCTTGAAGCGTATCTCCAGCTTCGGATTGTCGTTGCCGCTCTCAATGAGGGCTGGGAGCCACAGTTTACAAAAGACGAGGTAAGGTGGTATCCTTGGTTTTGGCTCTATACGCAAAAGGAGCTTGACGAGATGAGCGTTGAAGAAAAGAGAGAACGCCGTATGATGGACGTGAGAGGACGAGTTTCAGAACACTATGCGGGCTTCGGCTATGCGGCCTCGTCTAACGCCCCCTCGGATGCGCTTGCGCACTTCGGCTCTCGCCTTTGCTTAAAGAGCGAAGAACTCGCCACGTATTGCGGCAAGCAGTTCATCGACCTGTGGTCGTACTTCAATCTTGGCTAACCCTAAAAATATCGCACAATGGAAAAAGTATTATTCGCAGACCTGTCCGAAAAGGAACGGATACAGATGCTCTCCGACAATGCGGATAAGGTGGAAGAAGTAGGCTACATGAAAGCCTTTACACCTGACGAAATGGAGACAATGAAAGACCGTCTGTCAAAGATTGTCATCGACATCAACGACATTGACGAAGAGAAGAAAGCGGCAAACGATGAGTTCAAGCTCAGGAAAAAGCCGCTGGAGACCGAGAAGCAGGAGCTTCTTGCCAACATCAAAAGCAAGTCCGAGTATGTGGTCGAGGACTGCTACAAGTTCTGTGACCATGATGAGCAGATGGTAGGCTATTACAACAAACAGGGAATACTTGTGGACTGCCGTCCGATGCGCCCTGATGAGAGACAGACAACGCTGTTTCAGGCATTGAGACCTGAGACACCGAGAAGCAAAACAGGTACAGATAACGATTAAAACAGAAAATTATGCAACCGAAAGATTTGAACATTACAGTAGAGAACGGAATAAAGACGTTAGAGGTGCTTACGGGTGCCGCTCTTGAACCGAAAGAACCCCAACAGGTAGTAATCTTCGGAACGCTCGATGCGCCCCTGAGATGGCTTGAAAAGCGCATTACGGAGATTGAGCAGAAGAAAGCATTTGTAGCGGTGGATCGGGAGGAGATGAGCATACAGCTCGTTATTGACGAGAATAACCACTACCGCACGGAAATCAAGGGACAGCTCCAGCTGCACCCCGTATTTCTGAAATTCGGTATCAATCAGGGACAGTACCGCACACCTATCGAGATGTCGGAGTTCATCAAAATGAACCGCTCGTATTTCGACAACAAGCAGGCTGCAATGGAGCTTGTTTCCATGCTCCGCAACTTCAGGGCGAAAGTGAACAAGGATGTGGAGGCGGAAGTGGACTTGCGCAAAGGGGACAAACGGCTGCTTCTCGCACAGAAAATCGAGAGCAACCTGCCGGAAGCGTTCACAATCAAAGTACCGATTTTCAAGGGCGGAAAGCCTGTTGAAATCGAATGTGAGACCTATTTCAATCCAGACGACCTGACCTGTACGCTCGTATCGCCGGAAGCAAACGACATGACCGAGCAGACCAAAGACGGTGCGATTGATACGGTAATCGAGGGAATATGCAAAATAGCACCCGATATCGCAGTTCTTGAAATCTGATGAATGTAGTACAATGCCCCTTCCTCTTTTGGAGGGGGCTTATAAAGACTGTGATAATGGCACGTAGAAACTCACCATTCCTACCCCTGTATGTGGACGCATTCATGTCGGACGAACGTCTTACGGAATGCTCTGCAAGGGCTCACGGTGTCTACATTCGTATCATGTGCCTGATGCACAAGTCTGCCGAGTATGGAAAAATCGCTCTCTCTGAAAAGGATTTGGAGGAGGTTACGGATGAGGACAGCCTTATAGTGAAGTTCGCTTTGAAGCTGTCAAGACATCTTCCTTTTGGACAGGAGGAAATCGAGATGGGACTTCGGGAACTTATAGAGAACGAATGCCTGTATATCGATGGGAGCACGCTCTGCCAAAAGAGGATGATCCGTGACGGTTCATTGAGCGAGAGACGGGCAAACGCCGGACAAAAGGGAATGGCAAGGCGGTATTCACATGCTAACGAGATACAGCAGGCTGAAACTGAACGGAAGCCCGAAGAACCGGAGCAGAAGCCAGCCACGAAACCGAAAAAGACGAAACCTGTTGTCGAGAAGAAGCAGTACGCCGAATTTGTCAGAATGACGGAAGCGGAATACGCAAAGCTCGTGAACAGTTACGGGGAGGACGGCGCAAAGGAACTCGTAGAGATACTCGACAACTACAAGGCATCATCAGGCAAGCGGTACAAGGATGATTACCGTGCGATACTGAACTGGTGCGTGGATAAATATCTGAAACGAAACAATAACCTGTATGGAAGCGCAAAAGATAAACTCAATAATGCTCCAGTTGCGAAAGCAATGGAACGTAACTATGAGGAGGGATTTTGACGACCTGACCGATGAAGCGGTTTTCAAGCAGCACGGCAACTTGCTGTGTACCTGTGGTAACGTAGTGCTTGCCAAGCAGTTCAAACGGTTTGTAATCGATGACAATAACCGGGACATCATACATTTTCTGCTCTATTACTTCAACAACTGCAAGAAAGCGGAGGATGTGTTCCCGGGCAAGGGCTACACGATACACAAAAACCTGATGATATGCGGAGAGGTCGGTGTCGGAAAGACGATGCTCATGCAGGTATTTGCTGACTACCTCAAAAGGACGGGAAACCCAAACGCCTTTGTGAACCTGTCAGTAACGCAGATGATAAACTACTACAAGATACACAACCATCTCGATAAGTACACCTACAATGAGGACGGTACGCAATCATTCGAGGGAAAGCCGTTCAACGTCTGCCTCAATGACGTAGGGTTACAGACTCATCTGCATTTCGGAACAGATACGAAAGTCCTTGTGACTGACTTTTTCCACGCAAGAAACGAGATTTGGGCGCAGCAAGGAAAGTTCGCCCACATAACAACCAACCTGACGGCATCGGAGCTAAAGGAATACTTTGCGGACGGTTACGGGAGGTTGGAGGACAGATTTAAGACCTACAACGTGATACACCTGAAAGGTCAGTCACGTAGATAGAATAATCAACGCAACAAATAATATGTATCAGTTAAGAGACTATCAGAAAAAAGCGAGCGACGCTGCAACGTCGTTCTTCCAGGACAGGAGCAGCAACAAGAACGCAATCATAGTCCTGCCGACAGGAAGCGGCAAGAGCCTTGTGATAGCGGACATTGCCGCACGGCTGGACGCTCCTACACTCATATTCCAGCCAAGCAAGGAGATATTGGAACAGAATTATGCAAAGCTGCAATCATACGGCGTTTGGGACTGTTCTGTGTATTCGGCTTCATTTAACAGCAAGGAAATACGCCGGATCACATTCGCCACGATAGGCAGCGTAAAGAGCAATCCGCAACTGTTCAGGGCTTTCAGGTATGTAATCATAGACGAATGCCATTTGGTGAACCCGAAAGAGGGCATGTACAAAGACTTCCTGACAGCCATAAAATGCAAGGTTTTGGGTCTTACCGCCACGCCTTACAGGCTGTATTCGAGCCTTGACTTCGGCTCTATGCTGAAATTCATCACACGCACGAGACCATGCGTATTTTCAAGCGTGCTGTACCATGTACAGATTGGGGAACTTTCGGAACGGGGCTACCTGTCGCCGATGCGGTATTTCCAACTCAGTCCGCTTGACATGAAGAAGCTGCGGTACAACACTACAGGTGCGGACTATTCCGAAAAATCGGTACTGAGCGAATACAAGCGTGTGAACTTCTACCAGCACCTGTGCAACATCATCGAGAGGCTTCTGAAAGTGAACAGGAGGGGCATATTGGTATTTACCCGTTTCCTGAAAGAGGCTGAACGGCTTGAAAAGACATTCGGATGCTGTGCCATTGTATCAGGCTCCACTCCGAAATCAGAGCGTGAGCAGATACTTGAGAAGTTCAAGGCCGGGGACATAAAGGTCGTCGCCAACGTGGGTGTGCTCACTACGGGCTTCGATTATCCCGAACTCGATACTGTCGTTCTCGCCCGTCCCACGATGAGCCTGTCGCTATACTATCAGATGATAGGCCGTGCGATAAGACCGCACAAGGACAAGCCGGAATCGTGGGTAGTGGACTTGTGCAACAATTACCACCGCTTCGGGCGTGTGGAAGACCTGAAGCTGACAGAACCGCAAAAGGGGCTGTATCAGATAGAAAGTAAGGGCAAGGCATTGACAAACGTGTATTTCTAAATCGGCAACAAGATGAAACCATATAACGAATTTCTAAAAGACAAGATGGCGATAAGCCATAACACGGGCTTCGAGGTCAGTACGGATGAGCTGACACCAAATCTATATCCTCACGTCAAAGATACCGTGAGATGGGCTGTAAAGGGCGGTTGCAGGGCTGTATTCAGCAGCTTCGGTATGCAGAAGACCGTAACCCAGCTTGAAATACTCCGGATAATCCTGAAACATAAGGGCGGCAAGGGATTGATTGTATGCCCGAAACGTGTAGTGATTGAGTTTCTGCATCAGGCAAAGGAGCATCTCGGAATGGAGGTGACCTATGTACGTACCATGCAGGAGGTAATGGAATGCCCTACCGAAATAATGATAACCAACTACGAGCGTGTCCGTGACGGGGAGGAAGGGGTACGCATAGATCCGTCATACTTTACCGCAACGTCTTTGGACGAGGCGAGCGTATTGCGTGGCTTCGGGACGAAGACCTATCAGGAGTTCCTGCCGCTGTTCAGCAATGTGCCATACCGCTTTGTGGCGACCGCTACGCCGTCTCCGAACCGATACAAGGAGTTGATACATTACGCAGGTTATCTCGGCGTGATGGACACGGGACAGGCTCTTACGAGGTTTTTCCAAAGGGACAGCACAAAGGCTAACAACCTCACGCTCTATCCGCACAAGGAAAAGGAGTTTTGGCTTTGGGTCAGCACGTGGGCGTTGTTCCTGACGAAGCCGTCAGACTTGGGCTATCCCGATATCGGGTATGAGCTTCCGGAACTGCACGTGCATGAGGAGATAGTCGAGGTTGACAACTCCACACCCATGCAGGACAGGGACGGTCAGGCTATGATGTTCCGTTCGGCGGCTTTGAGCTTGCAGGATGCCGCACGGGAACGCAGGGACTGTATGCCTTCAAAAATCGCCCGTGTGGTGGAGATTATCAACCGCCCGGAGAACAGGGACGACCATTTCCTTTTGTGGCACGACTTGGAGGCGGAACGTGTCGAACTGTGCAAAGCCATTCCCGGATGCAAGGCGGTCTACGGTTCGCAGGACGATGAGGAAGCGGACGAGATTATACAGGAGTTCAAGGACGGACGGCTGAAATACCTTGCCGCAAAGCCTGAAATGCTCGGAGAGGGCTTGAACTTCCAGTACCATTGCCACAAGGCTATAATGTTCATCGACTACCGTTTCAACGACAAGTTTCAGGCTGTGGCTCGTATCCACCGCTTCATGCAGAAATACCCCGTTGAACTGTACTTGGTATATGCGGAAAGCGAACAGGAGATTTTCAAGTCATTCATGCAGAAGTGGGCGCAGCATAACAACATGGTCGAGAACATGGCGAATATCATTCGTGAAAACGGCCTGTTCGGATTGCAGGCGGAGGAAAAGATGATGCGCTACATGTTCTCGAAACGGGAGGAACAATCAGGTAAGATGTGGAGGGCAATAAACAACGACAACGTGCTGGAGTGTCAGAACATGCCGGAAAACTCGGTCGGGTTGATTGTGACCAGCATACCGTTCTCCAACCACTACGAGTATACGCCGACATACAACGACTTCGGGCATAATCAGGATAACGACAGGTTCTTTGAGCAGATGGACTATCTCACACCTGAACTGATGAGGATTTTGCAGCCCGGCAGATTGCTCTGCGTACACGTGAAAGACCGAGTGCTGTTCGGAAACGCTACGGGTGACGGAATGCCAACCATAGACCCGTTCTCCGACATGGCCGTATTCCACTACATGAAGCATGGCTTCCGCTATATGGGACGCATTACGGTCGATACAGACGTGGTAAGGGAGAATAACCAGACGTACCGCTTGGGCTATGGAGAAATGCGTAAGGACAGCTCGAAAATGGGCGTAGGGTGTCCCGAATACGTGCTTCTGTTCCGCAAGCTGCCTACCGATACCTCAAAGGCTTATGCGGATTGCCGTGTGGAGAAAAGCAAGGAAGACTATTCGCTGGCACGTTGGCAGATTGATGCGCACGCAAGCTGGAAGTCTTCAGGGAACTCTCTTTTGAGTTTCGAGGACATGAAAGGCTTGGGCATAGACAAGATACGTTCCCTGTTCAGGAAATACGAGAGCGAGCATATCTACAACTATGAGGAACATATCGCCTTTGCGGAGGAGCTGGAGGCTTATGGCAAGCTACCAAAGACATTCATGGCCGTTGATCCGGTAAGCAAAAAGGATTGGATTTGGGACGATGTGGTACGGATGCGCACCCTGAACACGAAGCAATCGCAGAAGAAAAAGCAGAACCATATCTGTCCGTTGCAGCTTGACATCGTGGAAAGGCTCATCGAGCGGTACTCCAACAAGGGAGAAGTCGTATTTGACCCGTTCGGAGGCATTCAGACTGTGCCGTACTGCGCCGTGAAGATGGGACGTAGAGGTCTCTCTACCGAACTGAACTATGACTATTGGAGAGACGGTATTTCCTACCTGAAAGAGATTGAGCAGGAGGTTACCGCACCGACATTGTTTGACTTAATAGGAGCATAATATGAAACTGTTATATATAGATTTATTCTGTGGTGCAGGCGGAACATCTACCGGAGTAAATGCGGCACGACTTGACGGAGAAAAATGCGCTGACGTGATTGCATGTGTAAACCATGATGCAAACGCAATAGCATCACACGCTTCAAACCACCCTGAAGCCCTGCATTTTACCGAAGACATACGTACCTTGGAATTGTCCCCATTAGTCGCACATACGGCTATTAAACGGTCTGAAAATCCTGATGCTTTTGTTGTTCTTTGGGCATCGTTGGAATGCACCAATTTTTCAAAGGCTAAAGGAGGAATGCCGAGGGATGCCGACAGCAGAACTCTCGCAGAACATCTGTTCAGATATATAGAAGCTATTAACCCTGACTATATCCAAATCGAGAATGTGGAGGAGTTTATGAGCTGGGGTGACATGGACGAAAACGGGAAGCCTTTGTCTATGGACCGTGGGCGATTATACCGCAGGTGGGTAAACAACGTGAAAAAGTACGGATACCGTTTTGAGTATCGTATTCTGAACTCTGCCGATTACGGCGCATACACGAGCAGAAAGCGTTTCTTCGGGATTTTTGCCAAAAAAGGACTGCCTATTGTATTCCCAGAGCCTACCCATTCAAAAGAACCGCAAAAGACGTTGTTCAATGACCTTAAACGATGGAAACCCGTTAAAGACGTTTTGGATTTGGAGGATGAGGGACTGAGCATATTTGCACGGAAAAAGGCTTTGTCTGAAAAGACGCTCGAACGTATATATGCCGGACTTGTAAAGTTTGTGGCTGGAGGTAAGGACGCATTTTTGGTTAAGTGGAACAGTATGAACCGAAAAGGCATTTATCACGCTCCGTCCATTGATGAGCCATGCCCTACGGTAGCTACACAGAACCGTTTGGGGGTTGCTACCGTACAATTCCTGTCAAAACAGTATAGCGGCCATCCTGATAGCAAGAACACTTCAATCGAGGAACCAGCCGGAACGATTACCTGCATAGACCATCATGCGTTTGTATCCGCATACTACGGTAACGGGCATAATCATCCGATAGATGAACCAGCACCTACTTTAACGACAAAGGACAGATTAAGCCTCATTACGTCCCAGTTCTTGGATATGCAGTATGGCAACGGTACGCCAGCGTCAATAGAAGTACCTGCAAATACTGTTACAACAAATCCAAAATTCAATCTTGTAACGGTAAAACCTTGCAAATCCTACTACCTGATGAACCCTCAATTTGCATCTGCTGGAGGAAGCATCGAAAGACCATGCTTTACCCTAATTGCCAGGATGGATAAGATGCCGCCCTATTTAGTTGCAACGGAAACAGGAGATGTAGCCATAAATGTTTATGATACAGACACTCCTATGACAGTAAAGATAAAGGAGTTTATGGCTTTATACGGTATTGTGGATATTAAAATGCGGATGTTGAATATTCACGAATTGAAACGTATAATGGGATTTCCTGACAGCTACGTCCTTGTAGGCACACAGGCAGACCAAAAGAAGTTTATCGGTAATGCTGTGGAGGTCAATATGGCCCGTGTACTATGCGAGGCTCTATGCCGTAGCCTGAAAGATTTGAATATAAACCCTAAAAACATAGCAGCCTGATATGGCACAGGAACGTATAGATGACTTCATACAGCTGGCAAAGGACTATGCCAAAGCAGAAAAAGAGCTGGAGGTACAGCATTGGGTATTCATCAGCATTGAGCGTACAGACGGGAGATGCAATTACGAACGCCTGTTCTGTTACGATTTGCCCCGTGAGGTGTACGAGCGCAGGCGGTGGGTAATCGAGTGGAGAAAGTCAAGGTTCGTATGCAAATACCCGAAAGGAAACATCAGATGCTACACGAGCTATTACGATAAGCGTTTGGGAATGGATACCCGGCTGAACGAGGATTTGCATCGGCTCATATCGGCAAAGGCACAGGTTACAAAGGTTCGGCGCAAGATTGAGGAATATGTAGCCTACAACCGGGCGCATAACCTATTCTTTGATGAGAATACCGATACGGATCTGCAGAAAGCCCGTGAGAAGCTCGCAACAAAGATAGCCAACGTACAGGCGGCAGAAGAAAGAATGAAATTAAAAATCAAACAAATACAGGAGGAAAAGCAATGATTACAAAAGAAACAGCACGCAGGATTTACAACTGCTACCAGCAAATCGAGGAAATAGACAGGCTAAAGAAAGAAATGCTTGAAGAAGTAGAAAAGGCAAGGAAGCGTGAGGCAGAAAGCCACGAGCCTATACCTGACAGCCCTTTCGGCAGATTTGGTAAAGGTATGCAGCTTGGAATACCTAACGGAATAGCATCATCAATGAGAGTATTCAACATCTCTCCGGCCATAGGCGTAAAGGTAATGGACGAACAACGTGAGAAGCTGGAGAAAGATTTACGGGAGTTGGAAACCATAGCACGGTTAGAACTTTCGGGCAAAAATGGGGATTAAGATATGAAGCCACGAGAGTTTTACGACAAGGTTGTGCAGATGCGCCGGATGCAGAAAGAATACTTCAAGAACCGTTCATCAATCGCCCTCCAAAAGAGCAAGCAGCTGGAGAAAGAGATAGACGATGAGATAACCCGTGTAGAGGGTATTCTTGGGCGTTCAGAGGCGCAACCGCATCAGGGTAATATATTTGATTATCCGCATTATGATAGCTCAATGGAGGGCAAATAAACAGTTAAAACCAATACGAAAATGAAGAAGAAAATCATTCTGACACTATCGAAACGCTTTCCCCTCTGTCATTCGAGGAAAGGAGAGCCTACCCACTTCAGGGAGAAACTGAACAACACGCTCAACGGCTGTCAGGAAACGGTATCCGAGCTTGACGGTACGGTTGTAAAGGGGCGCAAGATACACACCATTCGGGCAAACTTTGCAAGGTGGAAGCATAATATCAGCAAGATTGACAGCGGAGGGTTCTACCTTTCCGTCCGTCAATGGAGCGCACGCCCCTACAACTCGCCACAGGAGGAAATCTTCCAGATACACGGCAACGGTATAGGATGCCAGCGTATAACCATGTCATACGACCCTGACACAAAAACGCTCAAAGCTGCAATAGACGGCAAACAGGTTGCAAATGTAGAGCAACTTGCAGCAAATGACGGTTTGCCTTTGGAGGACTTCAAGGAGTGGTTTTTCGGCAAAGAGCCACAGGAGAAGAAGCTGTTTACGGGTATCGTGATACACTTTACACCGTTCCGCTACGGCTCTGATACTAACAAGTCAGTAGAGGATAGTATAGTATAATATATAATATAAATACAAACATTATTAGTAGTACAATGGCTTCAATCAACAAGGCAACGATTATCGGATTTGTGGGGCAAGAGCCGAAAGTGGACACCCTGCAAACCGGGACAAAGGTCACGCAGTTCTCGGTGGCGACAACCGAAAAGGGCTACACCACACAGGGAGGCACTACCGTACCCGACCGCACCGAATGGCACAACATCGTACTGTGGGGAAAACTCGCAGAGATTGCCGGACAGTACCTGCATAAAGGCTCGTCCGTGTATATCGAGGGAAAGATAAGGACACGCAGCTATGACGACCGGAACGGCATAAAGCGGTATGTGACCGAAATTCACGGGGACATCATGCAGATGCTCGACCGCAGGCAGGACAACGGCCAGCAACAACCCCAGCAGAACACCTATTCGGGAGGCTGCAGCTCGCAAGGTGCAGATGATGACGATTTGCCGTTCTGATTTGTGCAAGAAAGGAGGTTTTGACGTATGAGACATGACGAAAGCAGAATACAGACGGCTTGCGTGAAGTGGTTCAGGCTTCAATATCCACATTTCGCCCTAAACCTGTTCGCAGTACCGAACGGCGGTCAGCGTGGGAAATTCGAGGCAAAGATTATGAAAGGCGAAGGTGTGACGGCTGGAGTTGCAGACCTGCTACTGCTTCTTCCGTCCAAAGGATATCACGGTCTGTGTATCGAGATGAAGACGGTGGACGGTCGGCAGCGTGACTCGCAAAAGGCATGGCAGCAGTCGGTCGAGAACGTGGGCTACAAGTACATTTTGTGCCGCTCAATCGAGAGCTTTATAGCGCAAGTAAATGATTATTTGAGGTAAAAACTCTTTTTTTGGCTTAAAGCGTGCCTAACAAGCACGCTTTATTAGTATATTTGCACGGACTAACAAATCTAACATTTCAAAAAACGACATGGAAATTTTAAGCAAGACAGACGGATTGATGCTGATAATCGGATATTTCCTTGCAATGGTCGGCATCATCGCATTGCTCCGGAAGAGGGAACAGACCAAATCGGAGTTCTTGGTTGCCGACCGTTCGGCATCGTGGGTATTGACAGCCTTTTCAATGGCTGCAACGTGGGTATGGGCACCGTCCATGTTCACGGCGGCGGAGAAAGCATACACGCAGGGATTGGCTGGTGTGTTTTGGTTCGTAGTGCCGAATGTTCTCACGCTGGTACTGTTCGCATTCTTTGCAAAGAAGATGCGCAACCTCAGACCTAACGGCTGGACGTTCTCGGACTACATACGGGAGAAGTACAGCAAGAGGGCGCACAACATGTTCCTGATTGAGAGTTTCGGGCTTCAGGTATGCTCAATGGCAGTACAGCTTTTGGCTGGGGCGGCAATCTTCCACAAGATTACGGGACTGCCTTTCTTTTGGACGACCGTATTGCTCGCTGTAATACCGCTGCTATACTCACTTACGAACGGCATCAGGGGAAGCATCACGACAGACTTCGTGAAAATGGGCTTCATCGTGGTTGTGCTTCTCATGGGTCTGCCTATCATGACATCAAACGCCGGATTTGATACGCTTGTGAATGGATTGGGAGGTGTCAGCGGCGATTTCGGCAACCTGTTCGATAAGAACGGCATCGCCGTGATGCTCTCTTTCGGAATACCTACCACGATAGGACTGCTTTCAGGAACATTCGGCGACCAGATGTTTTGGCAAAGGGTATTCTGTGTGAAGCAGGACAAAGTGAAGAATACGATGCTGCTTGCGGCTCTGATATTCGCCGTAGTGCCTGTTTCCCTGTCCATATTCGGCTTTTTCGCATCGGGGGCAGGTTTGGATATTGCCGACACGCAGCTTGTCAATGTAGGGGCTGTTATCGCCTTTACCCCGAGATGGTTTCTCTACCTGTTCTTCCTGCTTATCCTTTCAGGTCTCATATCGACCGTGGACAGTATCATGTGCGCCGTGTCCTCAATCGCAGGGCATGACGTTTCGATGAGGATTGCAGATAAGTTCGGGAACGGAAGTCTCGGAGCGATACGCATAGGAAAGCGCATACTCAGTTCGGTGGACATCGCCCGTATCGCTATGGTTGCCGTTACGGTACTGGCTATCGTGGTTGCCAACATTCCCGGTATAACGATTACCTACCTGTTCCTGTTCTACGGTACTTTGAGAAGCTCCGTAATGCTCCCGACAATCTTTGCCATCAACGGCAGGAAGATGTCAGAACGTGGACTGTATTACGGCATCATGGCCAGCCTGATTGTAGGTCTTCCGATTTTCGCATACGGCAACCTGCACGGCAACATTCCGCTCATCCTCACAGGCTCGCTTCTCACTATCTGCACATCGGGCATCATGGCCAGAGTGATGAAAGACAAACCGACTGTGAACAGAAACCTCAATTTGTACTAATTCAAATTTGGAACGATGAAACGATTTCTACTACTCATAGCGGCTCTGCTGGTAATGGCGACCGCAAAGGCACAGGTATATGACGGTATCACACAACCGACAAAGTACAGGGTTTGGCTCTCGTTGAGCCAGCCCTATGACGGAGGCTCTGCCACATTCAACCCGTTTGTAGGTTACAGGGTGGACGTGGCGAAATGGTTTAACGTAACAGGCGTTGCGCAGTACAACTTCAATACACAGGCGTTCGCTCCAGCAATATGGCTGAACTTCAATATAACCGACCGTTTCTATATCCTGAGCCGGAACATCTATGACTGGAAAACCAACAAATACAGGCAGACTTTATCGGGAACGGTAAAGCTGCCTTTGGGCTTTATGGTGGATGCCACTTGGGACAACCTTTTCAACGGCGACCGCTTCTGTGACGGCGACCGATTGCAGGTCGTGGGCGGTTACGCTTACAGGTGGTTTGTGTTCAACGTGGGATATTCCATGAGGGCAATGCCAGGAGTGATAGCGAACGTCCGCTTCAAGCTCACGCCTGAACTTTGGTTTCAGTTGAAGTATGACGGAGGTATGGAGACTATCGGCGTGAACATAGCGTATAATTTCAACTGACAGCGAATGAAACAGATAATCGGAAAGAAACAGACATCAAGCAATGACGATTTCGTCAAGGCTTGGAACGAGATTGAAAGCCTTGTGTCCCGGGAAGAGGCACAGGCTCTCGTGGATCATGCGGTTGCCGACATCAGGAAGCAGACGGCAGGCAAACGAGCCGGATATGCTTGGAGCGGAGGAAAGGACAGCCTCGCCCTGCAATACGTCTGTGAAAAGGCTGGTATTACAGATTGCGTTATCGGCATAGCCTCAAAGCTCGAATACCCCCAATTCTTGGCTTGGATTAAAGAGAACAGCCCGAAAGGTCTTGCAGTATGGGACAACGCAAAACTTGACCTGCAATGGCTCGCAAAGCATCAGGATATGCTTTTCCCGACCGACAGCAGGAAAGCGGCGCAGTGGTTTCACATCATCCAGCACCGGGCACAGGCTTGGTTCTTCAAGGAGAAGCATTTGGAGGTAATCTGTCTCGGCAGGCGCACGCAGGACGGAAACTACACGGGCGGCAAGGGTCAGAACTGCTACACCGACCGCAACGGGGTCACACGCCTGTCCCCTATTGCGGATTGGAAGCATGAGGAGGTACTGGCCGTAATACACTACTTCATGGGTCGCAACATACCGCCTATCTACGATTGGAAAAACGGCTTCACGGTTGGCACGGGTGTATGGGCTGCGCGCCAATGGTGCGGCTCCGTACAGAACGGTTGGCAGGAGGTGTATGGGATTGCACCTCAAATCGTGGAGGAAGCGGCTCAATACATCGAATCAGCAAAACAATTTCTAAACGCTAAATGATATGTCAAAATCGAAAGTTACACAGGAAAGAAAGACCGTAAAGGTTACGGAACTTAAAGAGTTTCCCAACAATCCTAACATCCATCCGGAGGAACAGGTAAAGGCAATCGCCCAGAGTATGGAGACATACGGACAGTATTATCCCATCATCGTGGACGAGAAGATGCAGATACTCTGCGGACACGGAAAGAAGCTCGCACTTGAAAAGCTCGGTCGCACGGATGCTGACGTGGTTATCATGCACGGCCTGTCCGACAAACAGAAAATGAAGCTCGTGCTGGAGGATAACAAAATCCAATCACTGTCCTACATCAATTTCGGCAAGGTGGAGGATATCATCCGTGAGATTGGGGAGACAGGTATCATCGGCTTTACGGATGACTACTTGGAAGCAATCATCAACGAGGTATCCACTGACAATATGGGCGTGGACTTTACGCAGCCAGCACAGAAGAAGTCCGTGGAGAGCATACCGCAGGAGAAACAGGAGGAACAGACAGATGAATTTGAGGACATCGACAGCGGCATGCAGCCAGCACGCACTATGGTTTGTCCTCATTGCGGAAAGGAGATTACGTTATGAGCAAGCAACAAAAAGACCTTTTCGCCCCGCTGCGGAACTTGCAGTTCATAGACCGTGAGTTGGTCAAACCGAATGACTACAACCCTAACAAGGTGCTTGAAAAGAACCTGAAGCTGCTTATGGAGAGCATCCTCAATAACGGCTTCTGTTTCCCTATCGTGATACGTCCCGACTACACTATCATAGACGGCTTCCACCGCTGGATGGTGTCCGGTCGTGAGCCGTTGAAGACTATGCTCGGCGGTAAAATCCCGGTCGTGATTGTGGCGCATGAGAACGCCACGGACGACATGGCCGGAACTGTGACGTTCAACCGTGCAAGGGGAACGCACCTGCTTGAGCCTATGGAGAACATCGTCAAGAAACTTCTCGATGATGGGCTTTCGGTGGACGAAATATCAAAGAAGCTGGGCATGAGCCGTGAGGAAATCTTCCGCCTGTCAAAGATAGACCGTGAGACGTTCCTGAAGCTCGTGACACAGCGGCATCAGACATTCAGCAAGGCGACAATCATCAAACGTGGATAGCCTATGTTCCAAAAGACGTTGAATATTTCGGTCGTGGAGGCGGCGGAGCGCAGGGTTCTCGAAGCCTTCAATAACAACAAGCTCGTTACTTTGAGCTTTTCAGGCGGAAAGGACAGTATCTGTATGGCCGACATCGTTGTCAAGACGATGCAGAAGTACGGCATACCGTTCTCCCGTCTGATTGTGATATTCTTCGATGAGGAAGCGATATACCCTGACGTGGAGGAGATAGTCAAGGACTGGAGGTCTCGTTTCCTGTCGCTCGGAGCAAGGTTCTATTGGTTCTGTCTGCCTATAAAGCACTACAACTGCTGCAACAAGCTGGCGAACGATGAGAGTTTCATCTGCTGGGAGCCGGGCAAAGAAAGCGTCTGGGTGCGTCCCATGCCGAAGTTCGCCATACGCAACCACAAGGATTTCCGTATGGGAATGACCTATCAGTATTTTGGGGAAAAGATTTTCAAGAAAGTACCGCAGATGGTGGGTCTACGTATGGCGGAAAGCGTACAACGCAGGACGGCCATATCGTTAAAGACGGACAAAAGTCCGTTCATCTATCCCATGTACGATTGGAAAGACAGCGATGTATGGCTTTACATCAAGCTGTACGGGCTTCAAATCCCGATGACCTACATCTACCTGTACAAAGTTGGTGTGGCGTTGAATAAGCTGCGTATTTCGCAGTTTTTCTCTATCGACACCATCAAGACATTTCCAAAGGTGCTGGAGTTCTATCCCGACCTATACGAACGTGTAATCAGGAGAGAGCCGAACGCCGACCTCGTGATGCTGTATTGGGACACGGATATGTTCCGAAGCACGAAGCAGGACCAGAAGTTCGACCTCGACAAAGATAAGGATTACCGTATCGTGCTCAAAGAGGAAATGAAGAAAGCGAGCCAGCACCCCGACATGTACCCGGGTTACAAGGAAGCGAAGAAACTGTATGCCCGTGTAGATGAGCGCACATCATCCGCAACATGCAAGAGGCTTTACCAAATGCTTGTGGCAGGTGACCCGAAAAAAAGGACATACCGGGTAATACTCGGCGACATAATGAAAGAAAACCAGCAATTAGAGGAAAGACGTGGCAACAAATGAGACCATACAGGAACGTATAGCCAAGGACAAGGAGGTTGTGCTTGATGCCCTGAACAAGAGTTCCGGCATCGTTGCTTCTGCCTGCAAGGCGGCTGGCATATCCCGTTTCACTTTCTACAAGTGGCTTAAGGAGGACAGCGACTTTGCCGAAAAGGTGGAGGACATCAAGGAGCTGCAGAAGGACTTTGCGGAAGCCCTTATCCTGAAGAAGATGAAAGAGGGCGATACCACGATGATAATTTTCTATGCCAAAACGCAGATGAAAGACCGTGGTTACAGCGAGCGTCTGGAGCATACGGGGGCAAACGGAGAACCGTTACTGAAAGCCGCCGAAATTGATTTGAGCAAGCTCACGGATGAGCAGAGGAAAGTCCTGCTAACTATCGGGGAACAGGTGCTGAATGATACGGAACATTGATTATACGGCATTGGGAATACAAGTCGTTGCAGATGAGTGCCGGAAGAGTTTTTTCTACTTCGTGAAGATGTTTTGGGACGTTATCATATCGGAAAAGCCCATCTACAACTGGCACATACCCTATCTGTGCGATGAGTTGCAGAAGCTCTCGGTATCAATCATAAACCGAGAGCCGAAACCTTATGACCTTATCATCAATATTCCTCCGGGAACAACAAAATCGACAATCGTCACAATCATGTTCCCGGTATGGCTATGGATTAACGACCCCACATTGAGGGCAATCACAAACTCGTATTCGGGAGGCCTGTCAATAGAGCACGCAACGAAATCAAAGGACATCATTCAGAGCGACAAGTTCCGCAGGCTGTTTCCTGAAATCATTTTGAGACGTGACAAACAGGGAAAACAGCACTACGAGAACACGCAGGGAGGCTTCCGTTACGCCACATCCACAGGTGCGACCATTACAGGCTTCCATGCCCACGTGATAATCAACGACGACCCGCAGAACCCGAAACAGGCCGACAGCGAGCCGTTGCGGTTGCAGGCTAACGAGCATGTGAAAACGCTGTCCTCACGAAAGGTAAACAAGGAGAACACCCCGATGATTACCGTCATGCAGCGTCTGCATGAGGAAGACGTTACGGGCTACCTGTTGAAACGCAAGGGCGAAAAGATACGGCACGTGTGTCTGCCAGCCGAACTGTCGGATATGGTAAAGCCCGTTGAACTTCGGGACAAATACGAGGACGGACTTCTCGACCCTATCAGGCTCAACAGGTCTGTACTGGAAGAAGCGAAAATAGACCTCGGCAGTCTCGGCTACGCAGGACAATACGAACAGTCCCCAATAGTGGACGGTGGTAACATTGTCAAGGATGAGTGGTTTCGCAGGATATCCTACTCTGACTTCATGGCTTTGCGGTTTCGGGAAACGATACATTTCTATCTCGATACCGCATACAACAAGAAGCAGAGGACGGACAACGACCCGAGCGGCATTTTGGCTGCTTGCAGGATAAGGAACAGCGTATATCTCGTGGATGCGCAAAAGGTGTGGAAAGAGATGCCGGATCTGTTGCGCTTTCTTCCGGAGTATATGGCATCGCACGGGGCAACAGGAGAGAGCAAGCTGCATATCGAGCCAAAGGCGAACGGTATCAGCGTTGTTCAGATGCTAAAGGAAATATCCACGCTCAATGTCAAGGAAACGCCCACGCCTGACGACAGCAAGGAGGTCAGGCTGCGTGTGGTTTCCCCTCGCATAGAGTGCGGCCGGGTGTACATCGTGGAGGGCAGCTGGAATGAGGAGTTCCTGAAAGAGGTATGCGGTTTCCCGACCCAGCCCCATGACGAATATGTAGATATACTCGGATATGCTATAAACGACCTTTTGAACGATGATGACGACATAGACTATGACGCACTCGGCAAAGGTACATTTGGATTGTAAACAATTAAAATAAAACAAGTTATGAATTACTTTAATGTATTTCGGAATTACGTCAATCAGCTCGTGGGACGTAATCAGGAGTTCGAGAAGCTGTTGCAAGCCAAAGACATCGGTGCGGTCATAGACTCGATGAGCAACAGGAGCGAGCTTATCCTTGACGCTATCAAGGACTATGACACGTTCTCGCATCAGATAATGAAGCGTGAGGACAAAATCATCACGGACAAGAACGGCAAGTTCCTACGGAAAGAGCCTGTATGGAAACTGCCTGTACCGTACCCTGTGTATATCAATGAAATCTCGCTCGTGTTCCTGTACGGTCGCCCCGTTAAATGGTCTCAACTGTCAGAGAATACGGACAAGGCTTTCAACAAGTATATGGACGTTATCAAGAATACGCATTTCAACAGCAAGATACGTCAATGCAAGCGCATAGCCGGAGCGGAAACTGAGAGCGCAATGCTGTTCCGTGTATTCAGGGATAATGACGGCAACCCTGACGTACAGATACGTGTTCTCGCAAAGAGCAAGGGAGACGACATCTATGTGCGCTGGGACCAGTTCGAGAACATCATCTCCATAGGCTGGGGATACTACGTCAAGGCAAACGACAAGGTGGAGTATCATTTCGACATCTATACCCCGAACATCATCTACAAATGTGTCCGTGGCGGTCTCGGATGGGAGGTGGAGGAAGAAGAAAACCTCGTGGGGAAAATCCCCATTATCCTGTTCCAGCAGAAAAAGGAATGGGCAGGCGTTGAGCCTCTGATACACCGTGAGGAGTACATCGCCAGCCGTTCAGCTGACACAAACGACTACTTCGCAGACCCTATCGCCATCATGGATGCAGAGGTGGTCAAAAATCTGCCTGAAAAGAAAGATGCAAACAAACTGCTCATCACGAAAGGACAGGATGGAGTGGACAAGGCTGCAAAGTACCTCACATGGGACAACGCCCCACAATCGAAGAAAGACGAAATCGAATGGCTGCAAGACCAAATCTATTCCAAGACATTCACACCGAAGATAAGTCTCGACACGATGAAAAGCATTTCGCAGCTTTCGGCAAAGGCGTTGCGCACGGTAATGCTGCTTGCCGACATCAAGGCTTCAAAGCATAAGGAGATACACGATGAACTGCTGGACAGGACGGCCAGCCTGATAACAGCCATTATCGGCAATGTGCTTGACATCTCCCTGAAAGAGGAGTGTTCCAAACTGCAGATCGGGCATGAGTTCCAAGAGCCGTTCGGAGAGGACATCACGGAATGCATCTCGAACATAGTCAAGATGTACGATGCCGGACTTATCAGCCAGGAGGGCGCAGTCGAACTCAATCCGCTGGTCAAAGACCATGCGAAAGAGTTGCAGCGTATCGAAAAGGAGAAAGAGGAACGGCAGAAAGCAAATGCGGATTTGTTCGGGAACAGGACAGAGGAAGAAGTATTACCAACTGCTGAATAACTGATTTATGGCTACTGAAACAGGAAAAAAGGAATATCTCGCACTTCTCAACCGTACAGAGAGGTATGCGGAACAGGTAAGGAAATTGTTTGCCGTAGCGGTAAACGATATTCTTGCCTTAACGTCCTCTGTACCGCATTTGGACGATGGAGAGGTGTTTCGCTATTCAGAACAGAAGAAAATCGCAAAGAAAGTCTCGGACAGGATTAGAAACCTACATTCCGCAGTATATGCAGCAATCAAGAACGACATCACTCTTGAATGGGACGAGGCTAACACCGCTTGCGATGAGCTTGCCGCATCCTGTTTCGGTAAGGAGATACTTTCAGACAAGCGTTTCGCAGGATGGTTTGAGCGAAACACGGAGGCTATGGAGGCTTTCATCAGCCGGAGCGAAGCCGGACTTAACCTGTCAGACCGCATTTGGCAACCCGTAAAGCAGTTGCGCTCTGAAATGGAGCTTGCCATGACAGTGGCCATAGGAGACGGTGACAGCGCATCCCAAATATCGAGATACGTGCGCCAATACCTGAACAATCCCGACAAGCTGTTCCGCAGGATACGTGATGAGAAAGGCAACCTGAAACTGTCAAAAGCGGCAAAGGCATACCACCCGGGACAGGGCGTTTACCGCTCGTCCGCAAAGAACGCCATGCGCATTGCCCGGACAGAAACCAACATCGCATACCGCAGGGCTGACAACACACGCTGGCAACAGATGGACTTCGTGATTGGTCAGGAAATAAACCTGTCACGCAACCATCCCGTGACCGATATCTGTGACACGCTGGCCGGAAGATACCCGAAGAACTTTGTCTTTGACGGGTGGCATCCGCAATGCTTCTGCTATGTAGTACCCATATTGCTGTCCGAAAAGGATATGATGGCCATGCAGCAGGCGAAACTGAATGGAGAGGATTACGACATTTCGGGGAAAGTCATTGCCGACATGCCGCGGAACTTCAAGTCTTGGGCGATAGACAACGCAGAGCGCATAGAAAAGGCAAAAGAACGTGGTACGCTGCCTTATTTCATCAGGAACAACAAGAAGACCGTAAACAGGATTATCAATCCCCCTACGGCTTTGGAAACAGCCAAAGAACGCCATGCGGCAAGAACGCCCGGACAGATACAGGACATCAAGCGGCGTTGGACTTTGCGCAACGCAGAGATCCGGCACGCCAACAGAACACCTGAACAGGAAGCGGCAATACGCAAGGCATGGAACGAGCGCAGGGCTACACGCAAGTACGGCCAGAGCATTCTGTCCTACATGGGCGGTATCTCGGACGTTGATACATCCGCATTGCAGAAAGCACTCAACGGCGGCAATACTGAAACCATACTCAAAGAAGCTCGCAAGCTGAAAGCGGTCGGAAAGGAAATCCTCTCCTACTCATACCTCGATAATCCGATGCAGGTAGCACGTCAGTTCTCTATGTCGGAGGCAAAAGCTGTTAATGAAGCCGTGCAGAAGAAGCTGGACAGTTGGGCTGGTCTTTCATTGGAGAAACAGAAGTCCAAACTGTCGTTCGAGATAGACTGGGTACAGAAACATCAGAAATACTCCACATGGGAGGTGGCGCAGAATGCCTACAAGAAGCAGCTCGAAAAAGTGTCGGACGCTCTCGATTGGGAGAACATCAGCAATGAGTTCAAGAACATAAGCAGCTTCAAAACGAAGTCGCAACCGTATCTTGACCTTGTGGCAAAATTGCAGGATGCTATATCCAGCAAGGACAAAGCAGCCGCACAGCAAACGATACTCGACATCAAAAAGAAGCGTGAGCAACTCGACAAAGCTGCGGCTCAACGGAACGCCAAAAGGCTGTTCGGCAAAGGTCAATCAACAACCTTTGATGAGAGTGCTTATACCAAAGACAGAAAGGACAAGGCTATATGGTGTAAGACATCCAGTAATTCTGTAAACAAGTTCAAGGACAAAGCGGATGAGATATACAATACTGCTTCAAAAGAAGAACAGGATGCGGCTTGGAGATATACATCAGGAAGCGGATATGTAAACAGGCCTTTGAGAGGATATGACGGTGCATGGGGAAAATCTAACTTCAAGGGTATAGGCAATGTTCCTCTTGACAATGAAAGCCCGTTAGCACCGAAAGACATAGACAGCCTGACAAACCTTATCAATAAATCGACATACGATAAGGATATTTGGCTACAACGTGGAGTTGATGATGATGGATTAGCAGGATTCCTGCAACTTGCATCTTTGGACGAAAGCAGCCTGAACGCCCTTGTGGGTAAAAGCATCACAGATACTGCATTTATGAGTTGTGGAGCAGCAAAAGGGACAGGATTTGGTGGTAATATAATAAACATTTACTGCCCGAAAGGGACAAAGATGCTCTATATTGACGGACGTTCTGCATATTCTTCTGAGAACGAAATGCTGATACAAAGAAATACCCGATTTCGCATCACAAAGGTTGAGAAATCGGGCTGGAGATACTTTATAGACGTTGAAGTGGTAGGTCAGATTTGACCCAAATACTGTTCCTTATAGAATTTTTTGAACTCGGTCGGAGACCCTTCCAACCAATAGAGAAAACGGTTGTAAAGCATGGCTTTGAGAGTTGTAGGTACATCATCCTTGCTCTCAAAGTCCAGCAGCCCGTCTTTTACATACTCATCCCTGTATTCTATGAGGGTTTGGCTCTCGTCAAGGAACATATCAAGCCAATTCTTCTCATATTCCCAAAATAGGGCTTTGTTCCCATCTTTGTAAGGGTTTTCATTTTCGCCCTTGTAATATCTACATGAAGTCAATAGCTCATCTCGTTTGCTCATAGCTCACTGTAAAATCGGTTTATAACTCGTTTCATTTCATCAGGAAGATACGACATCGCAATATCTTTCAGGTCTACGGGAACACCGTACATCGCTTCCGCAATGCCGCCTGTAATCGCCCCTATCGTATCGCTGTCACCGCCGACAATCATTGCGTTTCTTATGGCTTCCTCAAAACAGGTGCTATTAAGAACACATGAGACTGACACGGGGACAGCATTCATGCAGGTCTCGTTGAACGGATTGGAGAACGGCACGAATTTCGGGATTTCTCCATATTCAGATACAGCATATTTAGTTATGTCGTCAGTTGTAAATCCCCAACGAGACATAAATACGCACATGGCGGTAACCTGAGCCCCCTTGATACCTTCAGGGTGATCATGGGTTATTTCAGCAGATTTTTTTGCTTCCAAAAGCACACTATCAGCAGTATGAAAATATAAGCCAATCGGACTTACACGCATCGCTGAGCCGTTGCCGAAACTGTAATAAGGTTGTGGATCATCAGAATGTACCCATTGTGCGAATGAGCCGCCGTACCCACCCATCGGATTAGGATATTTGCTGCACCATTCGTGTACGCTGTCCCGGTAACTCTTGCCGGACAAGATAGCATCCGCAACGGCTACCGTACAGATTGTATCGTCTGTAAATGAACACTCTTTCGTGAACAGCTTAAAACTCTTGCTTTTTACATTGTTGAACTCGAAACGTGAGCCTACAATATCACCTATAATTGCTCCTAACATATCTTATATCTTTTTGTTGCGTTGAATGTTAATACAAAGGTACGGATTTTCCATCAGGTACAGGTCTCAGTATCGGAAAAACTGCTGAGGTCTTGGACCTCTGTTGGTCGGCTTCCTGATAAGTTCCCCGATGCGGATTATGCACTTCCTGTTCTCGTACGGCTTCTCTGTGAGGTCGTATTTGTTCGTCAATGATTTGTAGCTTATGCCCACCTGTGAGGTGCTGAAAACCTCGTAAATGGCGGCCTGTGAGCCGAAATAGAAGTGCTGCTTTCCGTCTATCGGCTCTTTCATCTCGACATGGTATATTTTACTCATTTTCTTCCTCCTTTCTTACTATTACCAACCTGCTGCCCTCCGGCATCCTGAACGCCTTGTTAAACAGCTTCTGACATCTCCGTGGTGGATTTATCCAGCTTCTATGATTCTCTTGAAACATTATACAAAATCCCATTGAGGAACTACACCCAAGCCGTGAGCTGAGATAGGAGTTGCCATCGCTGAAGAACGGGCAAGTACCGCAGCTCCCGGGCTTGTCGTAGAATATTTTTCCATTGATTGTTACCATTTCTCGGAATATTTTACCGTTAATTGTTGCCCTTACTCCATTCCCTTTAATTGTTCAACTGTCACAGGTATTACCCTCGCACACGCATAGAAAGAATTTGAGGTAAGCTGACGTTGCCAGGCTTTGAAGCGTGGAGACCAGCGGAAGCCGTTATGCTTCAGTTTGGATATTGTTTCATGATCCGGCTTTTCATCGAACAGGATTTGAAGCCTGTCCTCCGAATAGTTCTTTACCACCATGCCACCGTCAAATGCCATTTCTGCATCATCCTTGCCCCGTAATTCGCTTTCCTTTTTGATTGAAGCCTGCACCACCTCCGAGAGCTTCCAAAACTTGTGACGGGCTGTAAATATCGGTTTCGGCAATGTCCCGTTTAATTCCTTGATGTAGTCGGTGGCTTTCTGTATCAAATCAGCCTTTCCGTTGTTGGCGATACGCTCCAGCTTGCCGTACAGGCTCGATACAAACAAGGGACGATAACTGTATTTGTTTTCGCCTGTGTCAATGGCTTTCAGAGTGGCGGCAATGTCTTCAATATCACGTTTCAGTCGCAGCCATTCTTCCGCTTGCTTCTGTTCCTCCGGCTTTGCATCCTCGATACGCTTGTTGATGGATTTAACCGCCCGTTTGCGCCATTCCTCAAACTCGTTCACGGCATTATCATAGGCGTTGTTCGCCTTGTTGTTCCTCGAAGTCGGGAAACGTGCTGGTCCTGTAATCATCGGGCTGAGTATCCGTGAGTGTCTCTCGAACAGGGTACGCACCCATTCCCTGAATTTGGCGGTGTATCGTTCCTGTTCCTCGTTCGGTATCAGCTTCAGGTCGCTTTGCAGGGTATCCTCATACGAATGTATGTAGAACCTCGCACGTTCCTCCGGGCTGTGACTGGTGCCGTCAAAGGCACGTACAGCCAAGTCCCACATATCCTCGAAGTTCTCGACATACTTCCATGACACCACCTCCCATTTGCCCATTTCGGTATCGGTATCATCTATCACCGTATCACCTGCAAGATGCGCACGCTGGCTTCCGAAGAAGTTGCGGCTTACCTCATGTTCCCGAAACTTGAAATCCAAGACAGGCGCATTCGGATTGCCAGCCTGTCTTACCGTTGCTACCCTGTGGCAGTTCTTTTTGCTTAAAATTGTTGTTTCCATAAAAATATCGGTTGCGTTGAATTGTTTGTTATTACTCGTTTATCAGTTCGCAGTTCTGACCCACCCAAAGCATTGCATCGTTACCCTTGTAGGTGAAATCGAACGCCTTATTCAGTTTGTTGTACCAGCCCTCCAAAACCTCGCCCTCTTTGAGACCCCTAATCTCATTCAGGCAGTTCCTGCCGAAGCTTGTCTGGACTTTCACGACAGCCTTTCTCCGTTCCTGTACTTGCAGGATATGGACGGCATAGCACATCATCATCTTGTCCTCCACCGTACCCATGTTGAAAATCCTGCCCACATAGTAGTTCCGGGCTTTGTCAGGGGTTAAATTTATCGGGGTGATAAATTCGTCTTGCTCGCCGTTGTCGGCTCTTAAAAATACCTGTACCGTTGTCCGTATCATAATCTTGCCCATTCTTCAAATGTCCTGTAATATCCTGTCCGAATGAAAAGCATATCGCCTGAACCGTCTCCCCACCAATCATTGCAATGGGAAATGTATCTGCCTATTTGGTTATTGTGTGCAGGGCATAACTTCTTGTAGATTGACTTGAACATCGTGGAAACTATACGACCTTTGAAATGCCCGGCAAGGTGCGCATCGTTGGTACAGTAGCCATACATTGCTACCGTTTCCACATTGCCGCTCTCATCCAAGAACTCCCAATCTGAGTCTCCCCATCCTCCCTCATTGATAGTATCTTTAAGGAGTTGTTTTTCGTCAGCCGTAAGAACTGAAACTATCTGCTCAACTTGTTGAATTGTTGCTTCCATATACGTTTATTTGCTGGTTAATAATTAGCTATTCGTTGTTTGGTATTTGCTACAAAGGTCTTGTTTGAGCCTTTGAGATTGATTTCTCCGAGGTTTTCCCAATCTCCATTTGCCCACGTCTTTGTGATGCAAGAACCTGCATATTTATCGAGATTGGCTTTGATAAGTTTCTTTGCCGGAGCGAGTGAGTAGAACGTCACCGACTTAACCATTTCCGTAACCTCTACTTCTTCCCATTTACGGGTCTCTTTATTGAAACGCTCATCCTTGTAGGTGTGGGCAACAGGTTCGTTGAAATAGACTGAATACTGTTTCATGGCTCTAATTTTTACTTTTTCAAAATCTCGTTAATCAATTCCCTGTCGTCATACCAAAGGTTGAAGCCTCTGGTCACTTTCCGGCGTATGTATTCCCGGTCTCCCAGCATCTCGATAGCCTTTTCCCTCAAATCAGATGCGGACCATTTCTCTGCCTGTGCGATGAGGAAGTCGGCAAGTCTGTCCTTTTCCTGATAGAGTTCCCTCGCACGTTTTGTCTGCTTCACAATCTCCGCAAGGAGTTTCTTCTCGTGCACCCACGCCTTGCAGAAGTCGTCTTTGTCAAGGTCGGTACTCATATACATCTCGTGGATTTGGATAAACTC